GAAAGAGATACCAGGAATGCTTCAAAATCTTAATGCGTTATGGCTGGAGTTATGAAAGAGAAGAGGCGGATTTGGTTTACGGCAACCATGAGCTATACAAAAAGGAGTCCTAAGATGGAGCAATTAAGTGTAGAAGATTGGAAACCGGATGCCTGCCCGAAAAATATAACTGTAGAAGAATATCTGGCCACATTTCCCAAAATCAAATTAACCCGCCGGGAATATCTCCAGACACTTCCCTTGTATCACGCGGCTCTGTACCTTGCAGAGACAACCCAAAAAGTACACAGTTCACAGGATTGGTATTTATACCTGAATGAAAAAGTAGACCAAAGCGGGGAGGTGTTGATTGGTGAATATGATGTTTCCAAAACCGACAAAACGGAAGAAACGTAAGAAGCACAAAAAAAGCATCATGCAGCCAAAAGGCGACCGCCGGTGCTACCTGTGCATGTTACTGGATGGAGATTTTACATGCAAGCCATATCTGGAAGAGCATCATGTTTTGTTTGGTAACACCCATGCATTTGCAGAGGCAGAAGGGTTAAAAGTAAATCTCTGCCTGGAACATCACCGAAACGGACCGGCAGCAGTCCATAACAATGCCAAGAACGCACGGATCCTGATGGCGAAAGCCCAGGAGGTTTACGAAAGAACCCATACAAGGGAAGAATGGATGAAAAACGCCGGAAAGAATTATTTATAGGCACCACAGGAAGTTAATATATCACAATTTCGCAGAGTGCATGGCTGCCCGGTGCGGCAGCCAGAAAGGAGCGACATGAAGAAAGAGTTACTGGAGATCAAAAGAACTCTAACAATAGACAGGTACAATATCACAAGGATAACCGGATATATCGTAGATAATGACCGGAACTGCAGGTTGGAATTTGTCAAAAACTTTTTAAACCTCGAAGAGACGGAAACGTTCAAATACCTGGATATCTTCAAAAAGGTTTTAGCTGGAAAGCCTGGAAGAAATATGTTTCAGCTGGATTTTAAGGAGAAAACAAGAAAGCAACATCTGGTCACGATTGTAAAAACAGGGTTAGAAGACAATGATGTACGCCAGATCTTCCTGGAAGAGATTGCAGAGTCTATTGGCATATTGAATAAAGGGTATTCCCTGATTCTAATTGCCAGTGGAATCTACGACATTCCAGGAATTGCCACGGACGGAGCGAATCTGGATGAAAGTGAAGAGGTTTATGAGTACATGATCGGATGTATCTGCCCGGTAAGCTTATCGGCAGCAGGATTATCTTATAAACCAGAACTGGCAGATATTCAGGAACGTACAAGAGACTGGGTAGTAAGTATGCCGACACAAGGATTTTTATATCCGGCATTTACAGACCGCCACGAAGATCCGGAACATATCTGGTACTACAGCAAAGTTCCGGATAAACCGGACGCAGGCCTGATCACGCAGACACTCCGATGCGGGATGCCATCCACACCAAAAGAGCAGAAAGAAGCTTTTAGGGAAGGGTTAAATGCAGCAGACGGAAAAGTAAGCCTGGAACAGGCGAAAGATATTTATCATTACCTTGGAAGAATCCGTGAAATAAAAGCAGAATCCAACAACCGGATATTAAAAGGCGCGGAGCTGGAAAACGTATTAAAAAGCATCGGGATAGATCCGGAACTGGCAGCAGAAAAAACAAAAGACTGTGACGCGGCTGAAATCGATGCGGACAACACAGTGAGCACGAAGACATTTGAGATTGGTCTTATGGATGCACATGTAACAGTAAGCGCAGACAGAACGAATCTTGTTACCTTAGAGATGATTAACGGAGAAAGGTACATTATGGTAAAAGCGGACGGAGACATAAATGCAAATGGAATCATTTTAGAGAACCGGGAGGGTGAGAAAGACGAAGAGGAAGACGACTAAACCCGGCAATATGCGGGCGTTCATATACTCGGTAAGCAAGAAAATGCGCAAGGTAAGACGGAAAGGAACAAAAAAATGAAAGTTGGAGACAAAGTACAGTTAAGGCGCAGGATCTCCCAGAAGGGAGGTAAAACCAGACTCGCCACGGAAAAAGTCACGATTCTTGGAATCTATCCGCACCATGTGCAGGTCAGGAATCAGAAAGGGATTGTGAGGAGCTATATAAACTGGGAGTGGCAGCAGTTGACAAGTAAAGAAGGAATGGAAGGCGTGGAATCGTGGCGCAGGAAGGGGTAACAATGACTGAAAAAGAAGTATGCCTGATGTGTGAAAACTATTCAGAAGATACGAAATGTGATCAGAAAGATAGCTGCAAACTCATGGCAGTATTAAAAGAAAACCGGGCACTAAAGAAAAAAGTAAGCCAGTTGAAACACCAATTGGATGAATCGGAGCTGAAAAGATCATACATGGTAAATCCAAGTGCAATTGGATACCGTAATGATATGGGGTGGTAAAGCAAATGGGACGGAGTATTTATTTCACAGATTTGGAGATTGAAAAGCTGATTGATTATGTATCTGATTCAGTTGAACTGTTGGGAGAAGCAGAAGGTACATGGGAGCAGACTGCCGAGGATATGGAAAATGGACTTGGATCGGCAATAAGA